CTTCGGATGTTGACCCCATAACAAAGTCGCCTTCATTTATCATATAACTATTATATCATGCCGTTTAGCCTGTTATGGGTCCTTATTCTATGGCAGTTAGCGCAAACCACCTCACACTTTTCTATCTCTTTCTTGATAGCCTTCCATGAAAAACCATCGTGGATCATCCTTGATACATTGTACTTCTTGTCTCTTATGTGGTCAAAATCTAAGATAATATGATTATTGATTCCACAGTCTACGCAGCCAGAATCTTCTTTTATCTTGGCCAGCATCTTCTTATACTGCTGCTTATTGTAATGGTCTAACTCTTTGTCAGTCATTGATATTATTATACCGCCAAATGTTAGGTCCCACACAAGCAATTCACCTGACTTGCGCCACGGTCTCTATCCAATGGGTAACTAATCCATCACTAAGGTCCTGTGTGGGACAATTATATTGTAGCATAGTAAATGAGCAGTTTATAGACGACTGCTCAGGTCTATCGGCCACGAAGATTCGACTCCTGCCAACTCTCCACTCATAGGAGCATCCGTTGTAAAACCTTTTAAAGTTTCATAGCGGAATGTGTTATATTATACTACTGAATTTCAATAGTTTTTGGTAGTTTGTCTTCTGGGATCTGCTTTTCAAGTTTGATATCTAAGATACCGTCCTTGAATTCAGCCCCAACAACCTCAACAAACTCAGGAAGGGTGAAGATATCAGTGAACTTGCGAGCAGCAATTCCCTTGTGTAGATACTCTGCACCCTCTGGCAACTCAGCATCCTGCTTCTCGCCCTTGATTGTAAGTTTGCGATTGTCTAGCGATACTGAGACATCATCCTTAGAAAACCCAGCCAAAGCAAATGAAAGAATATACTCTTTGTCATTTAGTTTGATCTGATTATAAGGTGGATAGTTTGTTGTTGTTGTTACCTTCTGCAGATTTGAGAAGGTGTTGAAAAATGGATCATTAAAAAGATCCAGTGCTGTTTTTACCATATTATTCCCCTTTCAAGCGAATAAGTTAATTTACCCCCCATTTGGGCAGGCACAAATATTATAGCATAGAAAAGCAGGCCTGTCAAAAACAAGCCTGCCAATCTATAGTAAAATTACTTTACTTGCTGAGTTGTCTTTCCTCCGCCTGATGACTTCTTTGCTGGAGCCTTCTTTGCGGTCTTCTTAACAACCTTTGCAGACTTAACTGCTGCCTCTACTTCTTCAACATCTGGCAAACGTCCAAACGCTGTATCATTTGGATTTACTGCTCTTAGTGCAACTGGCACGATAGCACCAAGTAGTGCATATGCAAGTGTCTTTGGATCAGTAACTCCTGAAGCATAAAGTGCTACAGCAGCACCAAGGACTGATCGTCCGTAAGATGCTAGTACTGCATTAATCTGTGACTTCTTTTCATTGTGATGTGTCATTTTGTTTCTCCTTATATTTTGTTACTTCACTATAGTGTAAATCACACAGGTCAACAATTCTGCTTTCAGAATTTGCCCACACGTGTGTACTTTCGTCCTGGCACAACTCCTCTTCGCATATGAACATGCTTAGATTTTTAATTGATTTTAGAACGATCATAACTCTATTCTATCACAAATAACCGACTATAACTCATTCATATTAAATGAGCGTATAAAACCGACTATGTGACGCTCAAGGTCTTGTCCACCAGATGGAAAGATTGCCTCATCTATGCCTGCATCCTCTAGTTGAATAATAATATTTTTTATTTCCTGATAGTCCTTTAGAGATCCATCCTTGGTGTTTGCATGCACCACTACCATCACTCTTTTATCAGAAAGGTCAAACTTGTTTGACTGAAAATGGCTTTGATCAATTATTATTTTGCTATTATATTTTTTAGCAAGTTCAAATGTAAACTCATTAGTAACTGAAACATAATAATCTGGAATTTTTCTATCCAAACTTTCTAACATCTCAACATAATCTATTAAATATTGAGACCTTTCTTGAGATTGTGAAAAATCATTTATGCCTCCCAGTATCCCTCCAGCATCCTGCTCATTCTCTTTTATCCAACCAGTGATAAAGTTTATCTGAATTGGATTTCCTTTTGTGTAAAACTCACTAAATGTATCATTTATTGTACACAAATACTGAGGAGATATTGTGTATGGCCTAACTGCAACCATATGCTTCATTTTTGTTTCTGAAAGAATGTTTTTTGCTATTTTTATAAAAGGGTTACTTTGATAAGAGTTATATGTATGCAACACACCCTTAGCACCTGCATCTTCAACCTCTTTTATTACATCAAAATCAGATGTAAACATATAGAAATTCACTTTAGTGATTGCCTTCCTCGTTTGGCAATGTTTTTTTAAGTTCTTTATATGCACTAGATATTTTTTTCATTGAGTAGTAGTGTGGATACGCATCACCAACAAGACCATATTCGTCAAAGTATGCGATTTCTGGCTCTACATCAGTAATAAACTTATTTATCTTATCTTGAACATCTTCAATATATTGATATGCCCAATCACGAGAATCTGAAACAAATTTTAAAAAGTCTTCGTTTGCCTGCTCTTTATCTGTTTTATTTTCATCACTAATTGATTGCTGCATGATTAAAAGTTGAAGAGTGTTTGCAAGAATTGCACGATTCTTTTTGATTTGTGAAAGATAAAGTGATGCAAAAAGCAGTGTTAAAAATACAAACACACCTACAAGTATTGATTCAATCATAACTCTTTGCCACCCTCTCTAACTAGCAAAACAATTGCACCATTATCCTCTAATGCTTTTTTTACACGGATCATGTACTCTATTGCTTCTCTCTTTTTTTCTACTGTGTCTAAAGCCATAAAATCTTTTTCTTTAGCCTTAACAGTTAAAAAATGATCATTATCTATTATCTGTAAAGAGAAATCTTTAGGACAGTGTACTGATCTAAAAGCCCTTTTCATTGCATCTGTATACATATTACTCCATCGTTAATGATTGCCAGGTTTTACCCCAGTCAGACTTGCTCTTATGACTAGAAAATTCCTTAGATACTTCTCCATTTTCCAAGTATACTCCACCCCAAACTCCCCACTCCTTGCCAGATATGCCAACAGAAAAGCACTCTTTCCTTACTGAACAAGAAGAGCATAGTGCATCGATTGCTGGCCTAAGCAGTTCATCTTCTTCATATTTGTCAAAGAATAAGTTGGTATCGTAGTCTAAACATATTGCGTTATCTTTCCATTTATGCTTGTTCATTTACTTCACGTACTTATCTGGAATTTCCCAACCCTGGCTAGAAGGAGCAAACTCTTTTTTCATTTGCCACTTGTTATTTTTATAGATGCCAAACTTTGAAAAGTATGCCTTCTCTGATGGAAAGGTCTCAACAACAGTCCAACCATCCCAAGATAGTTGCTTGTTGTTTTGTACTATAGATTCCATAGTCTCTAATGAACTGATTGTCTTCATTTTTCTTCCGTTCTGTTGTGTGCTTTGCACAGTTTAAAATGTATATACATTTGTGTTTATATTATTTAGTTTTGATGAGTGCACAATTTTTGAAACAGGCTCTTTTGGATTAGAAAGAAAAGCAAAATGATTAAAATCCTTTATGTTTTCTTCTAGCCATTCAGGTGTTACCTTAAAGAACTTTATTAATTTCCCTCTAGACTTCATTCCTCTTTCAGATAAGTTTGCAAACTCCATTGCCATCATATTAATATTATTTGGCCCTGCAGAATATATCAAAAACTCTTTGTCTGTTTCTGCTAACTCAGAAAGGGCGACAGCCATTGATCTTAGGAATATGTTGTAGTTGTTAAAACTACCTGTCCCCTGAACCCCTACTATCATCATTAATCCCTTCTCTTAGTTTGTCCATGATAAAAAGCATCTTATCTAATTGTACCTTATCCATATTCATTGTGTCAACTTGCTCTGCCGAATCCTTATCAATGAGTTCATCGACTAAAGGCGCTTTATAAAAAATATTATCCTTGATCCAATAAGCGCTATTGTCTAAGATAATAACCTTTATGTTAGATTTGTCGTGATGCTTCAGTGATTGAGTTTTTGCAACAAGCCTTCTTGAGCGCCTCTTTCCACTGTTGTATCTGTAAAGAAGCATTGACTGGCTTATAATTGGAGCCCTACCACCTGATTTTGATGCAATAATATAGGTAAATAGAAGTAATAAGATAGTTATAGTTAGCCCAATAGCACCGTACAAATTATTCATAAATACCCCTATTATTCATTGTATCACTTTTTTTCTGAAAGGACTTTTATTATTTCTTTTATAACGGCTCTCTCATCTTTACCTAAAGAATTGATTGCCTCTATGTCAAAAGACTTTTCTGCTAGTTTGACAAGCGGATCCTCAATCGTAACGTCCATGTCGATAAAGCCCTTCTCCCATAAAGCCATTGTTGCTTTTGAGAAGTATACGGACATCTCGTCACTTAATTTTGGATCTATACTTTTTAATATGCTGGTTGGTCGATAAAGTTCCTCTCCAGTTTCCTGGTCTATACCAACGAACTCTAAGCCACCCTTTGATATTAATTCATCTATGATTTCGTCTGGATCACTCATTGACAAACTCCATAAACTGATCTTTTGTCTTTGCACCATTCATGCGCTTTATCTCTAAACCATCTTTTATTAAGATATAAGTAGGTATAGACTTGATTGCAAACTTTTCAACTAGTTCTATTTCAGTATCTGCATCAACAAATATAAAATCTACCAGACCTTCTCTTTTTAGTTCTTCTGCAATAGGCCTAGTTCTCTGACATGGGTTACACCATTCGGCAGTAAAATAAAGCACATGGCTCATTTTCCTGACTTCTTTCTAGCCTTTGCAAGTGCATCAAAGTCCTTGACCTTGGTATCTCCCAAATATCCCCATGCATATCCATCATTAATCATCATGTCATTGAGTGACACAGTATTTTCATCTACATATATCCAGCCCAAAATTCGACCATACTTCTCAGATGAATCCATCTTTTCAGTTTTGATTACAACAGACTTGGCATCCTTTAAAGCCTTCTTAAGATATTCTTTGGCTTCAAGGCCAAGTGCCTTTTCCTTAAGGTCTTTAGTGCGAGACTCAGGTGTGTCAATACCAGCCAGTCTTACACGAGATGCAAATAGGATATCAAACCCTAAATCAATCAGAACGTCAATGGTATCTCCATCTACTACATTCTCTACTTTTCTTACATAATACTGATACATAATAAGCCCCCTTAGACCCAATACTTAATTATAGCACTTGCAGCAAGGACGGTCCATAAAATATTAAACCAAATAATTGTAGGCAAAGTCTTTACTGTCGATGACCAAATCAATGCAAGGCTTGATACCAGTGCAAAGATGTATAGCCACCACCATTGCTTACCAAATAGTAAGCCTGGAAATATAATAGATATTTTTGTCATAAAGGCAAAAAACTCAACAGTATTTGGTCTATCCCAATACTCCTTGTGTCTCATTGTCTTTAATGCATTAATCCACTCTGTTCTAAATTTCATTTTAATCCCTCCAAAAATTGTCTATGATCCACACATTCTGATACCTTGTATTCTCTATACTTTTTGTAATAATCATACCTATCTATCCCAGTCTTATACTCGCTAGACATTTCTATATATTGTTTTGCAAGATCTTTGTTTATCTTTTCTTGTGCCGACCCAACTAAAAACCAACTCTTAGAACTCCAGTGATTGCCGTTGTCTGTTTTACCTGGCATTCTCTTTTGCCAAGCATCTAACTTCTTTTTTAGATCTTCTGGAGCATTTTCATATGAGAACTTCTCCCAAAACGGTGTATCTTTTCTTAAAGACATATAGTGAAAGTATATAAAATTAAGAATATCATCATTCATGTTTACAACAATCTTATTAAACTCTGCTCTTATCTCAGGGCAGTTATTAATTAAAAAGTCTGGACTAGCAAATATCTCAGTAAGTTCAACCATACTTACCCACAAAGAAGTTGCTTCAAGTGGCTCAACAAAATTTGCTGCAAGGCCAACTGCCACACAGTTATTTTGCCAAGGCTCTTCAAACGCTCCTGGACTGAAACTAAAGCCACCCTTGTCTTTTCTTGGATAATGAGGAACAAATCCTAGATAGTCCTCTACTTCTTTTATTGCCTCTGCCTCAGATATTAGCGATGAGTCGTACACATATCCGCAACCAAATCTGTTTTGTAGTGGTATCTTCCACATCCAGCCATACTTCATGGCAATTGCTTCTGTGTATGGAGGAATCTTGTCCGTCATATCAAGAAAGAATGGTATAGCAGAATCTGTTGGCAAAAACTCTTTATAACTTTTCCACTTTGAATTAAATGTTTTTCCAATAATAAGTCTATGGAATCCGCTGCAATCAAAAACAAAGTCACACAAAATTTTTGAGTTGTCGTCCAGTTGCAAACTTGTTACATTATTATCTTTATCTAAAGATACATTAGTTATGGTGTTTTCAAAGACTTGAATACCCCTTTCGACACCTATCTCTCTAAACCTTGCTGCAAGTTTTGTAGCATTAAAGTGAAAAGATGTGTAGCCTAATCTCTTATAATCTGAAAGAGTTTTTCCATCTTTATTTTTTTCAATGACAAACGGAACCTTGTTATTTTCTGAAACCATTTCTGTAAAGTCTACATCCCTTACATCATTATTTAACATAATGCTTGACAAAAGCATTGGGTTTGCAGACAAAAACTTAGATGATAACGACTCAGTACCAAGAGATGAATCTGTAAATGAAAATCCATGATAGTAGAAATCATCCTTGCTGTTCCAGTTAGTAAACTTAATTCCATTCTTGACAGTTGCATCACAATTTTTTACCAAGTCTTCAAAACTTATATCTAGTGTCTCTAAGAATGCAGGCATGTATGGAGTTGATCCTTCTCCTGCTCCCAATATGCCGATATCTTTTGACTCTATAACAATAACGTTTAGGTCTGGGTATTTCTTTTTTGCAGTCAGGGCAGTAAGCCAGCCAGCACTTCCTCCGCCAACTACAACGATATTCTTGCTCATGACTTTCTCCCCCATTGTATATAGTTCCATCCACGCTCATGTGCGTAGTAAATAAATACTTTAACTACCGTTTCCCAAAATGCAATTGTTACAGAAAGAGAAGCGTTTTGTGTTATAACATAAGCAACAGCAACTGATGAGAGTGTTCCCCATATGCGATAACTAAGCGCTTTTACAAAAGACCTTGCCTTGGTTACTGTCATTCCTTGCCCCACCTAACTGCATTCCAAATTCTTTCATGATAATAGTATGCAACAAAGTTAACAGTATTAGTTATCAATGTTGCCAGTGTAGCCATATTGATATCTTTACTTAAAGCGTACAAAGTCACAAATGTTGTTATAAGTGCAACTACTCTCCAAGTCAAAGACTTTGCAAATGATCTTTTCTTAGAGACGTTCATCATCTACTTCTTCCTTAAACCAATCAGAGTAAAGTCTTTCTTCTGCCTCTGCAATCTTATTGTCAAAAAAAATACTATATACCCAACTGCTTGCGTTTTTCAGTAGCGCTAATAGCATGAATCTCTGCCCCCAAATCTACTTGCTCAATCTTATAGCCTACATCACGACCATATACAATGTTGGTAATGTTAGGTAGTCTTAATACTAATGCACCATCCATAAATTCATCCTTGGCAATATATTCCTTTACCTGATTAAACTTAAGCGGATCCTTTTCACTTGTATTGTATGTATTGCGGACTCCAAGAAGCACTTGATCTGTTCTCTTACCCGCCTCTTTGTATAGAGCATGGTGGCCTTCATGCCATGGCTGGTACCTTCCAAGCATTAGCGTTGTGGGTGCAGACCAGTCATGCAATCCAAACTTTTTAATGATGTGAGATGACTTTGCTTCAGCATTTAAGTTGTGACTAATGAAAGATACATCAAAGTCTGTTGGTCGCTCAAACATTTTATTGGTGTCTTCAAATCTGCCCTCAGCAAGGGTGTCCATAAAAACAAGAATGTCTGGCTTTCCAAATGCTGCACGAGTTAGGTCTGTTGGGCAAACAAAGTCAACAATTACGGGTGCAACACCCTGCTTAGAAATTAGTCTTGCCATCTCACCCATGCGACGAGCCTGCTCAAGCCTATCCTCCAAAGTGAAACCTAGGTCTGAGTTGACAGTTGCACGAACCTCATCTGCATTAAGATGAATAGCGTTAATGCGTTCCTTTAGCGCCTTTGCTAGTTCTGTTTTTCCAGAACCTGGAAGCCCAATAATCTGAATAATCATTTTTTACCTATCTCTGTATTTGGCATAATGTCAATTAACAAATGCACTCTATCTATTTTACTACCATTGTTAACAAAGTGAGTTCGTGAGTTGTTAATTTCCCAGCACTCTCCCGTTCCCATACTAACCTTTTCGTCACCAACACCAAAAAATACATTGTCGGACGTGACTATTGGTATATGGTTTCGTCTTGATATCATAAGGTAGTCTCCTGAGTCGTGATGTGGGGCTATGTCCTGTCCTGCCTTCAACTTAATCAAAAGGACCATACCTCTAATGCCATCATGTATATTTTCAAGGTCTGAAATTATTGGCTCAAGAAGTTCGAGTAGTTCGCTATCTTTAGATGTAGTTTCAGCAACAAACTCATCGCCTTCTTTCCATCGAAGGTCTGCAGTATAGACAAAGTATGAGTTGGTATCTTTGTGAACATAGAAATGATCTTGTCTTGATGTATTGATAAACCACTCAGAAGAAAAGTTATCTATATATTCTTTGATCTTTTCTATGTTGTATGAGTTATGCTTTTTAAAGTTAAAGTCTTCTACTGTTTTTCTCATTTTAGTTCCAAACTTTTGCTAAAGTCTAATGAATAATCAAGCAAAGAAAAGTCTACAGAATAAAGTTCTTTTGTCATCTGCACTGCCTCTTCTGTATAATCTTTTAAGTATGAATCAATATTGTAGTTGCCTACATTATAATTTCCTAGTGTCCAGCCAAAATCTTTCTCAAAGTCATTTAAGTTTTCAAACCTATAAAGTTTATTTATTTGTAACTTGTTGTCTTCAAAAACATAAAAAGATTGAGCAATATGTAGAAGTGGACTTACTGGAGAAATAATCTTTTTAAAAATATTATTTAGGTATTCTGCAAAAGATATATCTGTTTCATTTGCTTTGTTGTATTGCTTAAAACAACTGTACGTTCTTGTATATGGATTTCTAACAACAGAAAAAGAAAATATGCTATCATCAATAGTGTTTGTTTCTTTTAAGTGTGAGTATGGATCATGATGTCTTGGCCATGAACGGTTCCAATTATCAAGGTTATTGTCCTTTAGCAACTTGGTAATAGATGTGCCAGCAGTCTTTGGAATATGTACAAACAAAACACCAGCATACTGGGCACTATCTATTAGCATTAGAACTATCCTACTAGTTTTTGGCGTTCATCAATGACGGTTAGAGCAAACGACATCATCTTCTTATAGCCTTCTGCACTGTCCATGATCTTGTTATAATGATGACCACAGAATAGCAGTTCCCCGCTAATGCCAGTAACCTTCACTAGGGCTTCAGCGCTGCATCGGTCACATCTGTCAACTGGTGATAATTCCCACTGTTGCTCTACTTCATCTTTAACCATTGAAAACATTATACTACCGCTTTCTATTATCAGTGGAATAGAATCCACTACCGTTGAATACTGCTCCTATATTAGAGTATACACGAACTAAAGAGTTATTGCAAGTCTCACACTTATATCCTGGATCATCTTCAGATATTCCACGAACTTTCGTATATCTTACAGCGCAAAGCATGCAGTCATATTCATATGCTGGCATCGTGCTATTTCTTTTTCTTTTCTTTTACATACCAAACTGGAAGTTTTAGGTCATCTCCAGACCACTCATAACCCAAAGCCTTAACAACAAACTTAATAACCTTAATTCTCATCACTTAACCTTTTTACCAAACTTAGCCCATAGTCTTTCATGAAGATAGAAGAAAGTCATTTCTAGTGTTAAATATGATAGCCCATATAGACCAACATACTCCCACTCTGCTTCTCCAGTGTAATACTTTAGTACTAAATAAATTATTCCAGAAACAAAAGTAAAATGTACAAATGGCCAACTTACAGTTTTTAGTAATGACTTTCTTCTAGACTCCATTTATGCTACCTGACTTCCTTTTCCTCCACCAGAGGACTTCTTTGCAGCAGGTTTTGCTGCTTTCTTTGGTGCTGTGGTTGCCGTTGTTGCAGATGCCACAACCTTATTTAGTAGTGGAGCATTCTCTTCTCCAGTGTATACTGGACGACCCCAACCAACAACAGCATTTACTAACTTCTTCTTGTTATTCTTTACATAACCACGGGTCTTCTCTACACACATTCCGCCATTGCGCTGGTCTCCCTTAGCAGTTCCTGAAGTGTTTCCTTCAATAACCTGGATAGTTCCATCACCATTGTTCTTAATGCAAAGACCAACATGTGAAATACGATTTACTCCATCTTCTGGGAAATCAAAATAGATCCAGTCTCCTGGCTGTGGATCATCATTACGAGCATCTGACCAACGCTCAGCCTTCTTAAACCAGTCCGCTGCTGCAACTGTTGATGCAGTCTTTGGGAATGACTTTACTCCAGCAGTAAATGCTGACCAAGAAACGAACGATTGGCACCATGGCTGAAAGTTAACCTTGATCCATGCACCGTACTTTGTTTCGTTATCCTTTGGGCCTTCGATTGTGCCCACTTCTTTCTTTGCAACCTCAATGATTGCTTCTAGACTACCTTTTGCTGCCATGTTATTCCTCCTTATAGGTATGACAATATAATTATATCACGCTGCCCCACCTGGCCTCGATCCAGGGACATCCGAATTAACAGTTCGGCACTCTACCAACTGAGTTATAGGGCAATTCAGGCAGTTTTAGTCATGCCCAGGACTTGTAGTTACTTATTAATAAATGAGTATCCTAAAATCTTTGGCAGTGCATTTAAAAAGTCGCCAAACTTTTGAGTGTTGTTATTCTTAACATATGTTGCTGCTGCAAAGGCATTAGATGTAGAAGTTCCACCCATGGTATCTACAACACCAAAGTAGTTTTTAATATCAAGTGTTGCTAGTGAAACTAAATCAAGACCATCACCACGGTTTGTTTGAGATGATAGTTCAGACAGGTTTGGCTTGATTGACCCAACACCAACTACTCCTGGCACACATGATGGAAACCCAACAAAATTTAGCCCATCATTTCCAGTTGCAACAAATGTCGGAACATTTATTGATGCTAGGACTGCAACATGATTTGCAAACTGTACGTTAGAACATCCTGGATGAGCAGACCTTACCTTGGTCTTAATATCTGTATTGATGCCAGCCATACTAATAGATACTGCATCAATACTATACTTGACAGCATTTTCGCTAACCCATTTAATTGCATTAAATACTGTCTGCTCATTTGCATTTGCAGATACCCCTGAAGATGGGATATTTGATACTCTAATAAAAACAATCTTAATATTTGGATCAGCAGATAGTGCTACCTGAGCCATGTTGTGTCCGTGATATACAGGACTTAACTTGCTTGCTGGCCATGACTTAATAGATGCAGCGCCCTTGCCTTCCATTGAAAACTTACCGTCAGCACAAGCCTGGTTTGCTGCTGAAGTATAGCAAACTTCATGAATTACCGAAGTTACCTTATTTGAATCAATAGCAGTATCAATAATCGCTAGAACCTTTTGATCTTGTGCTTGAGATGGCTGCATTGCTGTAAATGCAATGACAATAGATAGTAGTGCTAGTAGTGTCTTCTTCATTTTGTTCTCCTTGTTTTTTATTGTTTGATTTTTAAAACTAATTGGCATGGGTCTCCGCCTTCTTCCCACTCTTGCTGCTCTTCTTCTGTCATGTAGGGATCTCCCTCGTGAGTGTTGCAAAATGGCTCTGTAATCCATCCACGCTGAATACCGTTATCAAGCCAGATCTCAAACTCGTCAAAATCTGACTCTATATTCTGAATGTCCTTTAGGATCTCTTCAAATTCTTCGTTCATATACTAAGTATACTCCTAAGCGCTTATGATGTCAACTGGACCCATACATGCTGGGTTAAATTTGATAGCAGCATTTACTGCCTGAACAACTCTATTTCTTGCATTCTTTTGTTTGTCTGTTGCATACATAACTCCATATGCATATTCTGATCCAGAACCAATAGAGATATATGGAACTGAGTATTTAGACAAAGACATGTCTCCAGAACTATGCTCATAGATTTCTCCACGAATACCAATAATTAGACTTAGTTCTCCGTCCTTTGATGTGTCAATCCAGAACTCATTATAAAATTCACGAAGTTCTTTGATGAACTTTGTATGCATAAACTTGTCTGTGTCTTTAATGTTGGGGGCTGTTGGCTTAAAGTTATGTCTGATTCGATCCCCGTCCATTGAGCCAGCATATCCAATTACATAAGGTCCAGTCTTCCAAACCTTTGGTGATTCAAGTGAAAGAATAACGCCATCATCTGATGCTCCACGGTCTCCTGCCATGTAAACTTTATCTTCATGGCGCAGAGCAACAATACAAGTCATGACAAAACCCTCTCTAGATAGGTAACACTTAAGTATACCATTACCCAGAGAGGGCTGTCAACTAAGGTCAATAATGACTAATTAGCCTTTTTGTCTACCGTCTTAAACGCATCATTGATCTCTGCCAATGTGAGTTTTCCATCGTCCAAAAAAGCCCTTGCCAGTCTTTCAATGACTGTTGCTACGCCTAATA